AAAAAAAAGGAAACCGATTGCGCGATTTCCTTTCAGGTTTTTAAAATTATATTTATTTCATCAACTGGTAACAAGCCAAAACGACGCCAAAAACAACCGAAACGATTCCAATAATTGTGAACGATTTGTCATAAATTCGGGCGTTATTTATTCGATTAAATTCGCGTCGAATAAGTCGATTTTGTTCTCTATAAATAGCCAATTCGGAATCAAGTTTTTCCGACTTTTTTCTGAACCAATCGCGATCCATTTCGAGTTGAATATTAACGTCGGTTAATTTTTCAAAACTATCTGGTTTTTCGAAATGTTCTACAATTGTGTCGATTGCTTCTCCAATAACTTTTGGCGATTGTGTTTGTTCCTCCAATAAACCGCGACGCCATTTGTTATGGCTTTTTAGGACTTTTATTGCGTTTTTTACTTCCATTGCGTTTTTTATTTCCATTGTGTTATTCGTTTAAAAATCGTTCGATTACTGTCCGAAGGTTTGCGATTGACATTTTTTGTTCCTTTTGTTTTAAGTATAAAAAAACCAATGTCCAAAGCAAAAATAAGGACCAATAAACGATTGAAATCCAATTGGCTTCGAATCGCTCCAGTAATAAATAAAAAGCAATCCACAACCCCAATTCGAACCGTGTCGGCATTTCTTTTGGATCAATTACATTTTTTTGCGGATTCATATAAGGTAATTTTTGCAATTAATAAATTGTGACGTTTTTCCAGTTTGTTGAATTTACGATGGAATTCTTTGATTCCGAATCCTGGATGGTTGGCCATTGCCGTTTGCAACCTGGTTGTTTCGGCGCGATGGCGGTCAATATGACGGGAAACAACTTCCCGCCGTATGTGACAACTATTTGGGTTAAAAATTACTTTCAACTTTCCAACCTTGAATCGATGTGAATACTTTTTCGACGCCATCGTTTCCGGCCCATTTACGGCCACGGATGTTGATTTTTACCGTAACGTCCGAACCGACTTCGATCGTTTGAATTTCGTCGGCTTTGTCCTTTACAAATTCGATTTCGATTGTTTGCGGATATTGATCCGTGGTTGTTTCAACCCAAATCGACGATTTTTTAAAATTGTTAGCTCCAACCGTTTCGACTGGTTTCACGTTTACGACTTTCCCTTTGATTTCCATTTGTTTATTATATTTGATTGTTTGTAAATTTTTGGTTTTCTTTTCGAATTTTGTTGATTTGAACAAGTTGATCTTGTTCGATTTCGTTAAGTGTTTTTATTTTTTCCTCCAGGAAACGAATTTGTTTTTGTCTTAAGTCGGCGATTTCCTCCCAGTTGTTCGCGGTTCGGTCCAAAGTCAATGCAATTTCAATTATTGCTTGTCGTCCCATTCTTTCCAATTGTTCTTTTACCATTTTGTTGTGTTTATTTGATTTGTATTCGTCCGGCGCGGATCCAATTTCCTTTTTTGGTTCTTTTTTCAAAGATAATATATTTACGTCCAAATTCGGTTGCTTCGTACGACCTTGATGTTCCGCGTTTTTCTTTCCTGGTTAAACTATTTTCGCTCATTTTCTTAATATATTATTGAATTGATTCCGTCCATTACAACGGCTTCGAATCCTTGTTTTCGTAATTGTTTAATTCGGTATTGTTGAATAATTGAAATCGTTCCGCCTGGTTTTTTTACTTCAATGAATTTTGTCGTTCCGTTTTTTAACGCCATTAAATCCGGGATTCCGTTGATTGACGTTTTCATCAACTTAATTACGAACCAACCGTCGTTTGTTAGTTGGTCCGTGATTTTCTTTTGGATTCGTTGTTCGGTCATTTAATAATCCGGTTCGTTTAATTCGATTATTTTTTCGTTGATTGCTTCTTCGAATTCGTCTTCGTCCAAAAATTCGGAATTAAGTAATTCCGTGACGTCGATATAACGCCCTTTTTGTTTCCATTCAATCGATACGACGTTTATTTCGTCGTAATCTGGCGGAGTCCATCGATCGCCCGGACAACCCGTCCCGCCTTCGTAATCAACGCGAAATGTTTCGCCCTTTATTTTTAGTATCATTTTGTTGTGTTTTTATTTTTGATTTTCTTGCAACATTTTGTTAATGTCGTTTTGAACTTTTTCGGCCTGATCCATTAAACCTTTGTTATAAAAATCGTTTCTAACTGTAATTAAATAATCGATATAAATTGATAAATTTTCCATAATCGTTGCGTTTTTTTTAAAGATAAGATAAATTAAGTTAGTGAACAAATATATTCATTAATTATTTTATAAATTGTTTAAAAACGGCCAATGTAAAATCCTTTTTTTTGCTCACGGCCTTATAAATTGCCGATTCGATTCCACGTTTCGAAAATATCCAATAAACATTGTTTTCCGGTCGTTCTTTCGTTGTCAACCGGTCCCGCGCTTGAAAGTACGAAACCGCCGAAAAATCGATGTTGTAAAAAACCAAAACGTCCGCCTTGCTCAAATTAACGCCCTCACGCGACGAAACAATTTGCCCCGCATAGCTTTTGCCCGTTGCGTTGAATTCGTCCAAGTCCGTTGTTATATTGTCGCCATAAACCGATTTGATCGCGTCAAGTTCCGCAACGAATTTGTAAAAAATTGCGATTTTCTGTCCTTTCCATTTGTTTGCGATATGTTCCGCTTTTGATGAATCCAAAACGGTTCGGTTTCCTGACTCGAATTTGCACGTTCCGGAATAAATTTGATGCAATTTTTGTTGTAATTTTATCGATGTGTCCGCCAAAATTACTTCGTTTTCGCCCTCAATAACTAAATCCTTTTTGAGTCGTTCCGCCAATTGGTAAGTGATCGGACGCATTTCAACGCTTTCAAAATGTTCGTTAACCTTTGATTTGAATCCCGCTTCCGATTGTGTCATTGTGACTTTTAGCGGATTGATAATTTGTTCGATCTTATCTTTGTCCGCTTTACTGTATTGCGTGACGTCGAACCCGTTTATTTTCATCGTAAACTTATCCACGTAATTGTTCGCCCATTTGTAAAAGGTTGATTCGTCGAACGGCGTAAAATAGGAAACCCAAAGTTGATGGAATATTTGCGACAAACTTTCAGGATGCGGAGTCCCAGACGCCAAAATCAAACAACAACGGTTTTTGAATACAATTTCCTTAACCGCTTTCGTTCTTGCCGACGGCTTCGGAAACGCGCCCATTGAATGCGATTCGTCACAAACAACCAAATCGACTCCGGTTGTATCGACTTTGTGAATTGATTCGTAATTAATTAAAGTTAGTTTGTAATCGAATCCGGCCAAATCAAAATCGGATTGGATGGAAGACAAAGCCTTTTTTTTCGAAACGAACAAAACGTGTTTTTTATTAAGTTTGTCGGCGGTTGCTAAAACGGTTAATGTTTTACCGCTTCGCACCTCTCCGGCTAATATACCAATTCGAAACGCCTTTAATTTTTTGGATAATTCCGTCGATTTTTGTTCCTGGATTTCTCTTAATTTAAACATATTAAAACAAACTTTTTTGGATTGTGTTTTCTTTTATTCTTTTGATTGACGCGTTGAAATATTCTTTGTCCAATTCGCACGCGGTTAATTCAAAACCTCGTTCGAAACAAGCGATTGCGATTGAACCGGAACCCAAATGCGTGTCCAATATTTTATCGCCCTCCTTTGCGTAGTTGTCAAGTAACCAATTATAAAGTTGAACCGGTTTTTGTGTTTGGTGTATCTTATTAACTTGGTTGTGTTTATGTATTGAATATTCAAATATCTTAGCTGGTTTTTTTAAACTCATACTAACCCATGCATATTCACATCTCGCAAAGTTGGGCATTGCTTGTTTTTTGTCCCAAATCAAAAAATATTCACTTTCTGGCATTGTAAAATTGTTTGCTCCAAAAACTATTTGATGCTTTGATACTCGAAACAACTCATCCCAATAATTTTTTGTTGGTTTAATATCATTAACCAATCCCATTCCTTGAAACCTTTTAGCATGAACATCTTTTTTACTTGGGTTGTCTGTTACCTTTTTAAACCTTTCTAATCCGTATGGCGGGTCAACAATGGCCAAATCGAAATGGTTGTCAGGATATCGCGCCATTAATTCCATATTGTCTTCGTTTGTGATATTAATTCCTTTTACTACTTCCATAACTTTTAATTTTCTTCATCCATATTTAATTCGATAATAGTTCCGCGCAACGCAACCGCGAATTGTTCATTTAGTGCGATTTTCCGCGTTGGCATTCCGTTTGGATCAACCAATTTGACTTCCTTAATTTCAATCGTTCCTTTTTGGATTGACATTCCTGTGATTATAATTTCCGGCATAACCTTAATTTTTTAAAATGGCAACGGTTCGCCGTTGATTGTGTCTTGTTTTTTTGTTAATATCTGGAAACCTCGACGCGGATTTTTGACTTGTTTATATTCGTAGCCTTTAAATTCGCAATAAGTTTTTACCC